AAAGCAATAGCAAATGCTGCAGATAAGTCTACAGAATATACTGTAAACTCTATGTTTCAGTTCATTAATAATATAGTATTGCCAGAAGAAATTACTAATAAGATTATTAAAACTTGCTCAGATATTGTAGATGGCGAAGAACTAATTTTAAAAGAATATAATTTTGCAACCTATAGGCGTTTAGAAAAGGGTGGAAAGGTCTACTATCCATCACTATTCCCACACTATGATTATAACTTTGAAGAATCAACACTGACCTTAGATTATCAGATAGACGCAAGTTTAGATTGGCCAATAACTGTTGATGGAAAAGAGTTTGATTTAGTAAACAACTCTGCTGTTTCCTTTATGGGTTCACATCAAGTTCACTGGAGATATGAAAAAGAGTTTGGTCCAGATGATTTTGTACAGATGATATTTTTTAATTTTGGTTTTAAAAATCCAAAGCCAATCGACCATGATACAATTGATGATGTAAAGAATAAAGCAAAAAAGTATAGAGATTTATTTAATAACAAAAACAAAGGATGAGATATGGAACAAAACACAACAACACTAGACATGATAAATGGGCTGGCAGAAATTGCAGAGTATATGGAAGATGAAGAATTAACCTCTGCTCTTACCTTTATTGCAAAGATAATCATTAAGCCAGACATTCCACTTAATGTAGCAACAATGGAAATTGTAAGACTACAAGCAATCGCAGCAAAGATGGCATTTAAGGCTACTTGGATGGCAAACGTAGATAAGTCTGATCGTGGGAAGAAGAACTTATACTACACAGCAGCAGAATCAATCAACAATTTGGTATCTGCATTGAAATACATAACACGCTGATATCTGCTATACTTATACTGAATAGAAACGAGTAACAAATGACAAAAAGTTTATTGCAACAAATTATGGTAAAGCAGGAAAAGGCACCAGTACACCCTATTGATGCAGAGGGTCTAACACAGACAATTCAAGCAGGGTATATTGCAAAGCGTGGGCCAAAGCACACACAAAAGAAAACCTTTGCTCCTTCTACTATTGCCTACGGGTTTGGTGAGTGTCCAAGATACTGGTACCTCGCTTTTGATGGACAAACGTTTGAAGATAATGCTGATGCATACGGCGCAGCAAACATGACCGCTGGAACACTTTCACATGGAAGAATCCAAACAGCCATGAGAGATTCTGGCATCTTAATTGAGGATGAGTTTAAGATTACACATGATGATCCACCAATTTTTGGCTATGGGGATGTCATGCTTGATTGGCAAGGAGAGCCTCTTCTTGGAGAAATCAAGACAATGATGAATGAGGGTTTTGAATACCGTAAGGCACATATGAAGCCAAAGACTGGTCACCTTGTCCAGTTGTTAATTTATATGAAGATTCTGAAAAAAGCAAAGGCTGTGCTTATTTATGAAAACAAAAATAACCATGAACTTTTGATTTTGCCAGTAGAAGTAAATGATCATTACCGTCGGTGGGTAGACCAGGCGTTTGATTGGATGAGAACAGTTCGAAAGGCTTGGGTAGATAGAACTCTACCACAAAAGAACTATCGTTCTAATTCAAAAATTTGCAAAACATGTCCAATCCAAAAGGCATGTGCGTCAGCAGAAGTAGGGGATGTAAAAATTAAATCCTTGGAGTCATTGGATGAAAAACTGTAAATGGTGCGATAAGACATTTGTAACTGCAATTACTTATCAGATCTACTGCTCTTCTGAATGCAGAGAGGCAGCGACAAAAGAAAAAATTGCTGCCAGATATCAAGTCGCAAGAAGACAAAAAAGAAAAGGCAAGGAAAGAAACTGCAAGTCTTGTAGTGCTCCATTATCTATTTATAATGATGAGCAACTATGCTTTACTTGCAATGTAAATCCAAACGATGTTTTAAAAGCATTAAAAGAAATCAAGGGGAAAAGTAAGTGAAACTATCTAACATATCATCTCCAGCACCAGAGAGAGTCTGTGCGATAGATGCTAGCACCAATAGCCTTGCATATGCCACTTTTCATGGTGGGTACCTTAAAGAAGTTGGAAAGATTAACTTTGAGGGTAAAGATATTTATGCCAAGGTTATTGATGCTGGTAGAAAATCAAAGGGATTGTTTGAGCATATAGTAAATGTAGATGCTATTGTTATTGAACATACTGTATTTATGAATAGCCCCAAGACAGCAGCAGATCTTGCTTTAGTTCAGGGTGCTCTACTAGGTGCTGCTGGTCAATCTGGAATTAATATTATTGGCAAGGTAGCACCAATTACTTGGCAGAATTTTATTGGTAATAAAAAGATCTCTAAGGATGAGAAGTTATTTATAAAGTCTCAAAACCCTGGTAAATCTGACTCTTGGTTAAAAGGATATGAGAGGGAATTGCGTAAGCAACGCACCATAAACTTTATCAACATTCAGTATGATAAGGCTATTACTGATAATGATGTTGCAGATGCTTGTGGGATTGGGCATTGGGCTATTAAAAACTGGGGTAAGGCAATAGGGGTTGACAAATAACGCTATGGCTGCTAAACTATATACAAGTGAGGCTTGGCTTCGTAAGAGATATCTTATGGACAAAAAGACTCCAGAAGCAATTGCAAAAGAGTGTGGGGCAAGCGTAGAGACTATCTATGTTTACCTCGCTAAATTCGGACTAAGGAAATCGAGAAGATGAGCGACAATTTACATATCACAGTAGACCAGGTTAATCACCCAGCGCACTACATTTCTGATCCATCTGGAGTTGAGTGTATTCAAATCACTCGTCATCGCAATTTTAATATTGGCAATGCTTTCAAGTATCTATGGAGAGCAGGACTTAAGGATGAGTCTAAGACTATTCAAGATCTAGAAAAGGCTATTTTCTATATCAAGGATGAGATTAATAGACTAGAGGGCAAGTATGTCAACTGAAGATGATCTTGTAAAGCATTTAGATCAACTCAATAACGTTGTTGAGGAGTATCTAAAGGGGAGCGATCCAACAAAGATTTCAAAAGAACTTGCCATTCCAAGAACACGTGTTGTTGCATACATTGATGAGTGGAAAACAAGTGCATCAAATAATGCTGCTATTCGTGCTAGAGCAAAAGATGCTCTCGCTGCTGCAGACGCACACTACAGCAAACTAATTTCTAAATCCTATGAAGTTATTGATGAAGCATCAATGACAAATAATCTTAGTGCAAAAACTGGGGCAATCAAACTTGTTATGGACATTGAGTCCAAGCGTATTGACATGCTACAAAAGGCTGGTTTGTTAGAAAACAAAGAACTTGCAGAAGAGATGATGGAGATTGAAAGAAGACAGGAAATTCTTGTTGGCATATTGAGAGATATTGCAACAGAATATCCACAGGTGCGTGATGAGATTATGCGTAGACTTTCTACAATTTCAAAAGATAATGAGGTAATCACAGTTGTCCACGATGTTCAATGAGTTCCTAGAGGTACTTAAAGATAACCCATTCGAAGACATGCCAGTCGATGCACGTACATTTGTCGAAGGCGAAGACTTTTTGGGACAGCCAAAACTATCTGAGATCCAGTATGACATTATTGAAGCAATGAGTCAGATCTACCGTAAAGAAGAACTACAGGAAATTTTTGGAGAAGAAGAGGGAGCAAGATATTTTGATAAATACACAAAGAATGAAATCATTCTACAACTTGGCAAAGGTAGCGGTAAAGATTTCACCTCTACTGTGGCTTGCGCTTATATTGTATATAAGTTACTTTGTCTCAAGGATCCAGCAAGATACTTCGGAAAGCCCTCTGGAGACGCTATAGACCTTATTAACGTTGCTATTAACGCTCAACAGGCTAAGAACGTTTTCTTTAAAGGGTTTAAAACAAAGATTGAAAAGTCCCCTTGGTTTGCTGGTAAGTATAATCCAAAGGCAGACTCTATTGAATTTGACAAAGGAATTACAGTTTACTCTGGTCACTCAGAGCGCGAGTCTCATGAGGGACTCAATCTTCTTCTTGCAGTACTTGACGAGATCTCTGGTTTTGCAACTGAGATTGGAACTGGTAATGACCAAGGAAAGACCGCTGATAATATCTACAAGGCATTCCGTGCTTCTGTAGATTCTCGTTTCCCTGATTTAGGGAAGGTTGTTTTGCTTTCGTTCCCTCGTTTTCAAGGTGACTTTATTTCTCAGAGGTATGATGATGTAGTAGTAGAAAAAGATATTATTGATAAGACACACACATTTATAATTAATCCACTACTTCCTGAAGATCAAGCAGATAACCAATTAACAATTGAGTGGACTGAAGAACATATTAAGTCATACAAATATCCAGGAGTATTTGCATTAAAGAGACCAACATGGGATGTCAATCCTACAAGAA